AAGCGCTGATGGCCGAGCGGCCGGCGCGCTGCTTACCTATTAAGAAGATCCCCGCCACGACGCCCGTGCCCGAGAACCGGAGCGATCGCGCGTGACGCGCCCGCCCTCGTCCTGGTTCAAGACGACGAAGTCGTCCGACGAGGAGGCCATGGAGCGCGCCACGCTGGAGCTGGCCCAGGATCTGCAGCGCCAGTTCTCCGATCGCGACGAGTTGTACAGGGATATCGACGCGGTGCTCTTCGGCGAGCTGCCCGTGGATATCCCGGAGGCGTACCGCAAGACGGCGATCGAGGTCAGATCGCCGCTGGCGCTGCACATCGCCACCACGGTGACCGCGGCGCTGTCGGTCAACCCGATGTCCATCGTCTTCAAGCCGATCGGTTTCGGCGACGTGTACCAGAGCAACTCGACGCTCAGGGAGCACTTCTTCGAGGCGTCGTGGACCAGACAGGAGCAGGAAGCGCGGCGGCAATTGCTGCGCTTGTTCATGTGGAGCCTGGCCGTCAAGGGCGAGGGCATCATCAAGACCGTCGAACGCACCAGAGCCGCCTGGTCGACCTACGACTCCAAGCAGGAAGCGCTGCAGGCTGCCCAGGACGCCGAGCACGAGCTCGACCAGGACGCCAAAGATCGCATGTACGACCACGCGACGGAGGACTTCAAGCTCGGCCTGCCGTACCCCATCGCCTCCACCGACGTGCCGCCCGAAACCTTCTACTACACCAAGAACGAGAACGGCCTGACGAGCGCCGTCGAGATCAAGGAATTGCCGTACCTCGAGGCGCTCGAGCGCTTCCACACCGGGCTGAACTCGAACGGCGAGGTGGTCAGCCCCAAGACGTGGGGCGACCTCGACCCGGCCGCCGCGGAGCTGGCCCGGGCGGAGTGGAGCGGCATGCTGCACGGTGGACGCCAGAGTGGCACGACCGAGACGATCCGCTGTGTCGAGGCCTGGGACTGGCAGCGTCAGATCATCCTGCTCAGTGGACCGGGCCAGCGTTCGAAGGGCCAGGGCAGCCTGGGCGAGGCGACGCTGTGCAGGGTGCTCAAGCATCCCTACGGCGACCCCGTCCTGAAAACGTTAAAAGGACCCTACTTCCACGCGCTGGGCATCACCACCGCGAGCCGTCTGCCCGAACGGGCCGGCCTGAGCATCCTGTTCGGCTTCCTCAGGCTCTTTCCTTTATTAGATAGCTTGCTGACGATGCAGGGGCAGGCGGCGTACATGACTACCTACCCGGCGTTCAAGAAGACCACCCCGCCGGGCGTCATCCCCGGGCTGCCGGCGATGCCCTACGGCACCGACGCCAGAGAGCAGGCCAGCGGGGCGCAGACCATCGAGCCGGGCAAGCTGTTCCCGTTCGACGTTTCTCCCATCGACCAGCCGAAGTCGGGCGTGGACGCCGACAAGATCCTGGGCAACATCAAGGACATGCTCGAGTGGGCGCTGCCCAGCGTCGTGCAGGGCATGGTCGCCTCCGACCAGTCGGGCTACGCGCTGAACCAGGCCGCGTATCTGGCCAGATTGGGGTGGGACCCGATCGTCTCAAATGCAGAGGTCGCACTCGGCGAGCGCATCGGTTTCGAGTCGTGGCTGATCCAGAACAGGATCTCGGAGAAGGTCTACGCCTGGGGCGAGATCGAAGCCAAGAAGGGCAAGAAAACGATTGGTGGCCAGAGTAAAGCCACCTGGCTCGGCATCGGTCCCGATGACTTGAAAGGCGTCCACCGCTACGAAGTGAAGCTCGCACCCTCCACACCCTCGAACGAAATCATCGAGACGCGCGCCATCGGTGAGAAGATGCAGCTCAAGCTCATCACCTACGAGGACGCGGTCGAGCGCGCCGGAGCCAACCCCGACGAGGTCGAAAAGAGCTGGCTGCTGCACGATTTGAAGAATAGCCAGGAGATCCAGCAGGAGCTCAAGAACGCCATCTTCCAGAAGATCGCCACCATCCGCTCCGCGCGCATGGAAGCGCTCGGCCTGCCCCAGCAGATGCCCGGCGCCCCGCCACCCGGCATGCCCCCTCCCGGAGCTGCGGGTGTCCAAGGCGGGACGCCGGGTGCGCCGCCCATGCCCGGACCCGGCGGCATGCCGCCTAACCCGGTGCCCAGCCCCGGCCAGGGCCTGCCCCTCGCTCCGCCGCCGCCCGGCGGAGGTGGCGGCATCCCCGGCACGCCGGTGGTGCCCGGCCCACCCGCGCGGGCGCTGCCCATGCCCGGAGGCTGAGCGTGGCCGGCACGATGATGGACGAGGTCGCCAACGACCTCGCGCTGTGGATCGACCAGACCGCCAACGACATCGCGCTGGCCTTCGCCCCGACGCGGGCGCCGTTCGCCGCGCAGACCACCGAGGCGCAGAAGGTCGAGTACTACCGCCAGAAGGTGTTCAACCCGGACGGCTCACCCAATGCGCAGGGACGCAACGAGGAGTTGCAGCGGCTGGGCGTGGAGGGCTTCGGGCTGGTCTACAAGGCCATCATTCGGGCGCATCCGGAGCTGAAGATTCCGACTCCAGCTGAGATCGCAGTCCCGAACCAGTGGCCGACTCGCGCTCCGAGCGGACCCGCAGGCGGGCCTCCAGGACCTCCAGGCGCGCCGCCAGGTCCTCCAGGCGGTTCGTTGCCAGGCCCAGGCGCCGCAGGGCCACCGTTAGCTGGTCCGCGAATGCCCGTTCCGCCACGCCCACCCATGATGCCACCTCCCGGCGTCCGCCCGATGGCCTCCGGTGGCGTCGTCACCGAGCCGACTGTGGCCCTGATCGGTGAGCAAGGGCCTGAAGCGGTGGTGCCGCTGACCAACTCCCAGATGCCTGATCCTGACCTGGCCGCGCGCCTTGGCGGCCAGCCATCCGCCCCTGGACTGATCGCTGGTGGGAATATCGACCTCAATACCCGCCCGGTGGTGAACAACCCGGATGGCAGCATCAGTACGGTGCGCTCGATCTCTTTCGAGGACGAGAACGGTCGCGAGATCCTGGTGCCTACGGTCAGCGATGACGGCCGCATCCTGACCAACCAGCAAGCTATCGACCAGTACTACGACACCGGCCGGCACCTCGGCATCTTCACCTCGCCGGAGGCCGCAACGGACTACGCCCTGCGCCTGCATCAGCAGCAGGAGCGGCAATACATCCCGAGGAGGGCCTGATGGATCCGGAATCGATGAACTATCTCGACACCAGCCTGGCCGACTCCGAAGCCAAGAATGCCTACTACCAGGCGCTGGCGCAGGGGCAGTCGCAGTCCGACGCGCTGGCGTGGGCCAAGTTCCGCTGGCAGCAGAAGCTGGACGAGGCCGGCCAGACGGGCATGTGGAACGGCCAGTGGAACAATCCCCAGGAGCAGTGGTTCACCGGCCAGTTCGGCACGTGGTTCGAGGCCGGCGGCGAGCCGACCACCGGCCAGCAGACGCTGACCGCCGCGCAGCAGCAGTACCAGCAGGCCTATAACCAGAGCCAGCTCTACGGCCAGTACATCGCGCCCGGTGGCCAGATGCCGTACCAGGGCTACCAGACCGAGCAGGCCCAGCAGCAGGCCCAGGCGCTCGCCGCGCAACAGGCCGGGCTGACCGGCTGGTATACGCCGGCACGTCAGGCCAACGTCAACCCCAACGACTTCTGGGCGCAGGACAAGGGCACCCAGGACACGTACATCCAGTACAACCAGAACGACCCGCAGAAGGCGGCCATGTCCTGGGCCAGGGATGCCTCGGCCGGCCTCAACCAGTTCTACAACGCCAATCCCGACTACGGGAAAACGCAGACGCTCCAGGGCCAGCAGCAGCAATGGAGTCAGGGTTTCCAGCAGCAGCAGTTCGAGGCGCAGCAGCGTCAGCTCGCGCAACAGAACACGCTCGCGTACCTGCAGCAGCTCGCCAGTCTCAGAGGTCCGGCCGATTGGGCCAAGTACCAGCAGGTGCTGGGTTCTACCCCGCAGGGCATGCGCGACCTGTACGCCGCGGCCATGGGCCAGTACGTGCCCGGCGGCGGAGCAACCACCGGCGTGCAGCCCCAGGCCGTCGATCTGTACACCATGCAGCAACAGATCGCCGGCTACAACCCGCAGGCCCAGGCCTCGGGCGGCCAAGTGTGGGGTTCGGGCATCGGTGTCGGCGGCCAGGGCGCCACGCCGGACCAGCAGGCGCAGGCCACCGGCAACGGCACCAACATGTACGGTGGCCAGCAGCAGCAGTACAACCTGCCGGCCCCCAACCAGATCTCCGCACAGGCGTGGAACAACTTCACCCCGTCGCAGAAACAGTTGATGCTCGGCCAGTACGAAGCTGCGGGCTGGAACAAGGACGACGTCACGGCGCTCTACAACCAGGCGCTTCCTCAATATGGCAGCAACAACGCGACGGCCGGGACGTGGCGCTTGCAGTGAGGCCGCGCTTCTGGAAACGCCGCAGTTGGTGGTGGTCGCCTCGAGCGCCGCTGTACTGGACCACCTTCGACGGCTGTCCCGGTTATAGCCGCCACCCCACCTGGCGTTTCGCGTGAGCGATGACCAGTTCCGCATCTTCGTCGCGTGGGGCACGCTGGTGGCGTTGATCGTCATCATCGCCATGCGGAGCATGAACCCGTGACGATGCTGCCGGACATCGACCAGCAGGACTGGGACGCCTACCAGCAGCAGCAACTCCAGCAGCAGCTCCAGCAGAAGATCGACGGCTTCGGCCTGGACCAGATGCTCGGCGATCGCAGCGCCACCGTGGGCGCCGTCGCGACCCCGCCACCGCCCACGCCGCCGAGCATCGAGCAGAGCCTGGCCAATATCGGCGGCTGGGCCGCGCCGCCGCCGACGCTCCCTCCTGAGCCTACGCCGCCGCCCGAGACTGCTCCGTCAGGGCCATCTCCGGAGCAGCCGGAGGCCGCGGCGCCGGCACCCCCCGAACCGTCGCCAGCACCTCCAGCACCCACGCCACCACAGCCGGGGGGTGGGGGCCTGTCCTCGTCGTGGCTCGCCGACGTGTTCGGCAACGGGCTGAACGCCGTGCAGCAGGCCGGCGGCGACGTCGACGCCTTTGCCCAGAGCTTCGGCTCGAGCATCAACCAGGCCGGTCAGGGCATGCACGACGTGGTCGGCAACGCGCTCACGGCGGCGCAGGGCAGCGGCGCCGACCTCGACCAGTTCGCCTCGAGCTTTCAGCTGCCCACTCCCCCCTCACCAGCGGGCACGTCGGCTCCCGTCTCCGGCGTGCCCGACTGGCTGGGACAGTTGATCAGCCGCAACGCGCCGGGCGAGCTCGCCAACGATCCCGACTTCATTCGCACGGTCGCGGCCGGAGCCAAGGCGGAGAGCGGCTGGAACATCAACGCCGTCCAGCAGGGTGGCGGTGGCCGCGGCCTGTTCCAGTTCGACCTGGGCGGCATGGGCGCCGGCATCCCCGAGGCGCAGCTCCTCGGCTCCGAGGGCGCCGAGATGCAGGCGAGCAGGATCATCCCGCTGTACGCAAAGGCGTACCAGTCGGCGCCGCAGGGCCTCACCGGCGCGGAGAAGGCCTCGTGGGTGGCCGCCCAGGCGGAGCGGCCGGCCGGTTTCACCGACCCTGCCTCCGCCGCTCGGCGCAACTACGCCAGCGCTTTCAACGAGCTCAGCGCGGGACCGGGCCTGACGCCCCAGGATCTGCTGGCCAGGACCGGTGGCTGGGCGCAGCAGGCAGCCGCGCAGCCGGCCAGCCAGGTCAGCCAGTTCGGCCAGCCGCAGCTCTCCAACGACGAGGCGTATGCTGCGTGCGGCCCGGCCGCGGCGGTGCGCTTCGCCCAGATGTACGGCCGCAACCCGACGCTCAGGGAAGCCACCGACCTGGCTGCCACGGTGGGCTGGACGAGTGCCGGCGGCATGGCCGGGCTGGGGTCCGAAAAAGCGCTGATGGACAAACTCGGCGTGGCCACGCGAGCAGTGGGACCGGACGTGAACGCCATGGCCCGCGAGG